CTCGCGGTCTACCTGGCGGCGGCATGATGACGTACAGCGCGACCCTGCGCCGGGTCCGCGGCGACGACCCCGACGGTGCGGACCACGTCGTTGTCGACCAGGCCGACCCGGTGATCTGGCTGTCCGATGAACTCATGGAAGACGCGAGCCGCGCCGAGCGTGAGCGGATCTCTGGAGACCTCGACATCAAGGGCGACCTGATCAGGTTCGGGACGTCGGGTGAAGGACTGGGCCGGCTGACCTACCGCCTCGTCGGTCACGACGACATCCGCGGGGTCTACATCGCCAAGCGGGAGCCGTGAAGGCCGCCGTCGTCGGCGGGGGCGTCTTCGGCTGCACCATCGCCGTTGACCTCGCTCGCGCCGGCGCTGATGTGACCCTGTACGAGCGGCACCGGGATGTCCTCATGGGTGCGTCACGGGCGCATCAGGGCCGGGTGCACCGCGGCTACCACTACCCCCGCGACCCGAACGCCGCCGACCTCGGCGACCGGGCTGCGGAGTTCGAGGCCCGCTTCGGCCAATGCCTCCTCGGCACGCGGCAGTACTACCTGGTCGCAGCGGACAGCGACGCCGAAGCCTACGAAAAGTTCGTCCACGACGTCGGGCTGCCCTGGCGGCCGGCCACCTTGCCGCTCATTCACGACGGTGGGGTCGGCGCCTGCATCGGCGTCGCCGAGCGGCTCGTCGACACGGACCGGCTCCGCGAAACCCTGCTCGCCGACCTGCACGGCGCTGGCGTGCAGGTGCGCCGAGGCGCCGTGGCGGACATCGAAGCGCTCGCCGGTGAATGCGATGCGGTCGTTGACGCCACCTACGGCCGGCACTGGCCGGAGCCGCTGCGGTACGAGGTGTGCGAGACGGTCCTGGTGCAACTCGGCGCCGGGTACCGCGGGCAAGGGTTCGTGGTGATGGACGGCGAGTACTGCTCGCTCGACCCCCGCGGCCGCCGGCACATGCTCTACGACGTCGCCCATTCGGTCCACGCGGTCAACGAGATCCCAGACCATCTCGCCGGGCTCATCGACTCCGGGCTCGTCTACTCCACGCATTCACACATCGAGGCGATGCTCGACAGCGCCCGGCGGTTCCTGCACCTCGGGAATCCCGTCTACAGCGGTTCCTACTTCACGGTCCGGGCAGTCCTGCCCGACGACGGTACCGACGCCCGACCCACCCTCATCCGCACGGACGGGAACGTGATCCGGGTCCTCGCCGGGAAACTCGCCGCCGCACCATGGGCCGCCCGCCAGGTTGTCGAGGAGGTGCGGTGACCCGCGTCTCCGTCATCACCCCGACATGGCAGCGCTCCACCGTGCTGATGGAGCGGTGCGTGCCATCGGTGTTCCGGCAGACATACCGGGAGATCGAACACGTCATCGTCTCCGACGGACCCGACCGGGACATGGCCGAAGCCGTCGCCATGGACCTGTGGCGACGGCCACTGAAGACCCGCCCCGTCATCGTCGACCAGCTGCATGAGCATGTCGCCGGCGGGCACGTCGACTACGGTTCCCGCGCTCGCAACCGCGGGCTCGAACTGGCCACCGGCGACTACATCGCCTACCTCGACGACGACAACACCTGGCGGCCCGAACATCTGACGCTCCTCATCGAAGCGCTCGACGCGTCCGGCGCCGACTTCGCCTACTCGCAGATGATCCGCCATCCCATCGGCGACGTCATCGGTGCAGCCGCACCGGAGTACGGCGGGATCGACACCTCCCTGATCATGCACCGGCGGGGCGTCCCCGAACGGCGCGGGATGTGGCCGTTGCCGCACGAGCTCACCGGCGACAAGCACGCCCCCGACTGGGGTGTTGTGGAACGGTGGCTCGCCGCCGGCGCGACCTGGGTCCACGTGCCGGAGATCACGACGGACTACTACTTCCAGTGATCTCTACCTGCACGCCGAATTGACCGGAGGTCGGGCATGGTCCCCATCCTGCAACCCGAGCAGCGATGGGCATGCCCGTCCTGCGACTTCACCGACGTGACCCATGAGGCGCAGCCGCATACACGGATGCATGCCTGCCGCGGCTTGGCCGGCCTCACCGCTCCGATGGTCCCCGCGGGAACGCGTGCCGTGCACCGCGCAGTGGAGCGCGAGGACTACATCAACGGCGACCTCGTCCAGCTCGACGGCAACGGCCGCCCGGTCATGGCCATCGTCACCACTCGCGACGACGGCGAGGACTGCACCGTCTTTGCGCCCGCCGCAACCCTGAGGGGGGCCGCATGAGCACCGCACCTGCACTCGGCGAGGCGTTCGACGCCTCGATCGCAATGGGCGAAGCAGAGCCAGGCGACTCGCGGCTAGCGGACGCCCTCGCCGAGGTCGAGGCTGCCGAGGCTCGAGTCGTCAAGGTCGAGGTCACCCTCGCCGCCGTCAGGACGTCGCTCGACGACGCGAACGCGGCGCTCGAGGCACTCCGACTGGAAGGGGCGTAGTCCCGTGGCCTGGTCCAACAGCAAGATCTTCACGCAATGGGTGAACGGCCCCATGTGGCAGGCGGCCGGCACCGGCTACACCGGTGTCGACTCCGACACCATCAAGGCCGCACTGTTCAACAACAGCGTCACGCCCGACCAGGATGCCGCAGTCGCGAACACCGGCTTCAACACCGGCACGTGGGTCACCGCGAACGAGGTCACCGACGTCACCAACTGGGTGTCCGGCGGCCGCGCGCTCGCGTCCAAAACGCTGACCGCCGGCACGGCAACGTCGACCCTCGACGCGGCCGACCTCGCCGGCGGCGGCACCGTCACGATCAGCGGCGCCTTCGGGGCGTTCGTCTACGACGACACCATCACCGCCGGGACCGTCGCCGACCAGGGCATCTGCTTCAACTACTTCGGCGGCACCCAGTCCGTCACCGCGGGCACCTTCACGATCGTCTGGCATGCCAACGGTCTCGCAAGGATCACGTTGTAATGGCCACCGGGTCGATCATCCTCACGCCTGGGTCTGCGATCCTGCCCGACGGCAGCGCGACCAACCTGGCGCCGGCGCTGGCACGGGTCAAATCCTCCGGCACCGCTCCGGCACCGTACTTCCTCCAGTTGCTCTACGACGCCGCCACCGAGGAGTGGGCCAGCTGGGCGTTCCGGATGCCAGCCGACTACGCTTCGCTGCCTTCAGGCGCGCTCAAGGTTCAGTACAAGATGGCCTCGGCGACCACCGGCGATGTGATCTGGGCTGGCTCGATCGCTGCGGTCACCGACGGCGACTCGACCGACGTCGACGCAAAAGTCTTCGCCACGGCCAACACGGCCACGGTCACCGTGCCGGGCACTGCCGGGTTCATAGACGAGGCCTCGATCACCATGACCAACGCCGACAGCGTGGCAGCCGGCGACTTCGTCGTCGTGCGGATCGCCCGGCAGGGTGCCGCCGGCGGCGACACCGCCACCGGCGATGCCGAGATGCTCGGATCGGCCCTGACCTATACCACGACCTGAGCGGAGCGGTCATGGCCGTACTCACGACCAACCAGCGCGACGCGGTCGCCCGGGCGTTCATGCGGATCGGGACCGGCGAGTCCACGCCGTATCTCAAGAGCATCGTCCGGACCGCGGTGGACGACGTCGACGCCTGGGCGGAGTCGGCTGGCTCGGCCGTTCCGGCGACCTCGTTCAACGCGGCGTTGAACGTGACGTTCCGGACGAACGCCACGGCGACGCAGAAGAATCTTATGTTCGCGCTGGTGTGCTGGTGGCGCGCCGGGAGGACCCTCCCCGAGGGGCTGTGACGTGCCCCGGAACTTCGCGAACAACGGGCTCGTCACTCTGACGGCCGGTGGTCTCGCCGCCCTCGACGGCGGCCCGGTCACGATGGCCGCGATCATCAAGCTCACCGACTCCGTCAACGGGGCGATCCTGTACGCCGGCACGTCCACGAGCGTCGTGTCGTTCGCGATGGAGATCTTCTCCAACAACTACAGTTTCACCACCTCGGCCGGCGGCCAGAACTGCGTCGGCGGAACCAACAGCGACAACTGGCACATGGCCTGCATCAGCAAGGCCACCGGCACCGCCACGCCTCGCGGCCACAAATACGTCTACGACACCGACACCTGGACGCACTCCAACGCCGCGGGCACCCTCGCGGACGGCGCGGCGGCCCCTGGCGGCGGCGGGGTCGTCCAGCTCGGCAGGTACGCGACCACGGAGTTCATCAACGCCGACATCGCGATCATCGGCTGCTGGGACCGGGTCCTGTCCGACGCCGAGGCCGAACTGCTCCCGTTCTCGCTGCAGTCCTGGTACCACACCGGCCCGGTCGGCCTGTGGATCCTCGACCAGGCCGACACCGCCACCAAAGTTCTCGACGTCACCGGCAACGGCGCCAACGAGTCGGCGCTGACCGTCACCTCGGTGTCGACCCTGTCGGTGCCCGTCTTCTCCTACGGCTTCGGGGACATGATCGCCGCCGGGCACTCT